GAACAAAAAGGTCTATTCCAAATTCCTTTGCTTCCTTTGTTAAATTTAAAAGTTTTTCTTCATTAACATCAAAATAAGTAGCTTTCCATGTATTTATGAGAATAGTTCTTCTTCTATCTCTTTATTCTCCTCTGTAAAGTCTTTTTCTATAAACTCTGTGATGGGTTTTATACATCTCACCTGAGCCTTTGTCTGAATAAGTCATAACTACCTCTGGAGTCTGGAAGCTTTTATTAGGTTTTAATATCCACGTAAATCAAAGTGATTTATTCCTATAGAAACTCTAATATTATTAAATTTATCCACTTTTATAAGTATGTCAAAATTTCCATTATAAACAAGACTAAACTCATAAACCTCTCCATATTTTTCACTGGCATCCTTTAGGATGAGAGCAAAAAAGGGATTATGTTGATGAGAATTTTCTCCTCTTATGCTTTCGATAATTTGTAATCCATGAGCTAAAGGTTTTCTTTCTATAAACCTTTCTCTTGCCAAAGGTTCCCAAATATGAAGATATTAAATTGTCTGTGCAAAAGTCTACTGTCATGTTTAAAGCTCTCAAGATCTTTAGCTTTTGGTTACCTAAATTAACTAATTTTTCATTTCGAGTAATTACATTATAATCTTTATATGCAGTATAAAAAAGACAACTTTAAGATTAATAAGTTCATCAAAAAGCTCAATTTCAAGAGTTTGAGTCTCTTTATCATCTTCAACATAAGTAGCTGGAAGTCTATCAAGTTTTGGCTTCCTATTATATATTTTAAAGGATTTAAATCTTGAATCAGTAATTCTTGATCTATCCTCTTGTTCTTTTGATATGCAGGATGTCTAAAATCTGATCTTTCATATGCAGGATATTTTGAGGTAAAGAGTCTAATGTATATGTTTTGTCATTAGGATCTGGATTAGCCCCAAAAGGAGATACAAGAAGGGCATCAGAAAAATCTGAATTACTAATTCTTTTTCCCCAATAATTATGTCTAAGATATTTATCTTTGAGAATTTTTATTATGTACCTTGAGTCTTTTGCAGTATTGTGAAAGATTTTTGTTTTTCATCAAATTTGATAGGCATAATTCTACTTCTTTTTTGTTTTTATCTTTAATTTACCAATTTTAAAGAAGTCTATTCAAGGGACCTGTGTGATATAATTACTTACTATGAGGAAGGTTGCTTTAAGTTGGTATAAAGGGAATATAAATTATATAAATAAGCTAAAAGAATTTGATATACCTTATATTGTCCTTTCTCTAGAGGAGGACATTAATTGGAAAATAATTGGAGGAATAATTTTTATTGGAGGAGAGGATATTCATCCTTCATTTTATAATGAAAAGATCCAAGAGGATAATTTGGAAATAAACATAGAAAGAGATAAATTTGAATTTGAATTATTAGATATTGCTTTTAATAAAAAATTGCCTATTTTAGGAATTTGTAGGGGGTGTCAGCTGATAAATGTATATTTCAAAGGGAATTTATATCAGGATTTAATAAGAAAAAAAAGAGAGAATATTATTAAGGAAATTCACTGGAGAGTAGATGAAAAAGATTCTTATCATGAGATAGATTTAAATAAAGATAGTTTTCTATATAAGATATTAGGAAAAGAAAAAACTATTGTGAACAGCTCTCATCATCAAGCTATTAAAAGATTAGGAGAAAACTTAAAAATTTCTGCAAAATTTTTAGATAATGGCCTCGAAATTATAGAAGGAATTGAGCATAAAAATTATCCTTTCTTGCTTGGGGTGCAGTGGCATCCTGAAAGATTAAATAATGAGGATACAGAAAAGCTTTTTAAATTATTTCACTACTTGCTTTTATGAATATATTCCCAATTCCTGCCTTAAATCTTTAGTGAATAACTTTTTCCTTTGTTTCTTCCTAAAATAAAGAAACATTAGATTCTATAGAAAATTTTCCTATTCCTGATTCTGTCCGTAAATCCAATACTGCTTTCTCAGGAATATATATGATAATATTTTCCAATCCTTCATCTATTTCTACTGTTAAAGAAGATTCTGTGAGGAAAATAAATATATTCCCTACACCACCACTTTTTACCTTGAGTTAAAGGGTTAAGATAAAGGTTTCTTATTTCTACTTTAAGATTTAACTCTTTTCTTTATTATATTAGGATCATAAGGAAGAAACTTGCTCCTATTCCTTATAGGTACGCTACAAACCAAAATTTTTGCAGTATACAAATTCACCTTCTCTGGTTTCAATCCCTTATAGGTACGCTACAAACAAGAAAAAGACGGAGTGGAAAGAGAAGAGGACTATAGTTTCAATCCCTTATAGGTACGCTACAAACGCTAGGGGTAGGTTTCCCTACCCCTGCGCTTGCAAAATAATCTTTATGCCATATTTTTGTTGTATTGCTTTAATATTACTGCCATTTTTCCCGATTATTAATCCCATATATTGTTTGGGCACTTGTAGCGTAAGTTGTTGTGGCAAAGGTTCTTCCCAAATAACAAAGCTTGTAGTGTGATTTCCCCTGGTGGTCCTATAATCATGCAAGATTACTACTCTATATCTTTTCCCCTCTCTCACAAAACTTTCTATGTTGTATCTAATAATAGCCCAACCTAGACTAGTTTTATTAAATTGTTCTACGTTATAATACGCCTTTCCTATTTCCCATTTTTTTCCGATCTCTGCCCAAGCTTGTTCTTCCTGAATCTTTTCTCCTCTTTTTTCCTCTCTATAAAGCACTTCTGCCCTGAATTTCTCTGGATCTTGCAACCACAATAAAGGAATTCCCATCTTGGTTGTCCTTAAATTTCCGTATTTATCTACTTCGTATACTTCCACTATCTCTTTTTCTTTTTCATCGAAATAATCTATATCGCTAATCTGCAATATATACAGTTTGGCGTTCTTCTTCATTACTATTGAGGTTGCTTCGTCTAAAGCTACGATATTTTCTTCTCCGAGGTAGTTGAACCACATTTCCCCATCTTTGGCCTCCTCCACTTGATAAGTTATAATTGCACCATCTTTCGTTCTTATTTTCATCTTTTCCACCTCCAAATTTAATTTTAATTTTATCTTACCTTTCTATCTTTTTATTTGTCAATACATTTTTTTTATATATATTTTTACCACCACTTAGTTCAGATTAAAAAAATAACGGGGACCTTAGAAGTCCCCGCTTTCCTCTATAGATCCAAATATATTTTGGTTTCAATCCCTTATAGGTACACTACAAACATGAATATAGGCAAAATCTATATTGGGGCAAAATATTGACAAAGGGAAAAGAATATGATATAACTAAGTCAAAAAGCAAAAGGGAGGTTGATAGTATGAAAATTTACAGGATTGTCTGGGACAGAAAAAATAAAAAGCTTTTGTTTGTCCCGGAAAAAGAATATCTAATTCTAAGAAGCTTCCCCATTTTTGAAAAATACTTCCAAGATTTAGGAAGTTATAAGGAGGTGCAAGAATGAAAAAGATAAAACTAGAAAGCATAGGCTTGGAAGAGATATGGGAAGAGGGGGACGTGGCCAATATCCCCCAGGGCGCTCAACGAGTTGTTTATTACGACACTTTTGCCGGAACGTTGGCATCATTTTTAGCCCTAGGTCAGAAAAGTTCATATCAAGATTCTACCATAATATTAGAGATATTTGAGAGTGTGGATTCTTGGTACTCTCAGTTTCCAGGTACTTACGAAGAGCTTGGTGTAGAGGTGGATGAGGAAGGGGAGCCCCAAAGAGATCAGCTCCTCAATGCCTACAAAACAATCTGGTTTGAAAACTATGTAGTTCCAGAAATTTAGGCTAAGTAATTTTAAGGGGGATCCTTAACGGGATCCCCCTTTTTTTAGGTATGGGGTCCAAAAACAGAACCGTATGCACGCCCCCGTCTCCCCTTACCTCGCACAATTTTCCCCAAAACTTCGAGGGGTAAATTTCAAGAGGGGCTAATCAACCGACCACCTACATTATACCCTAACTGAATTTATTTTGCAAGCTTATTTTTGAGTTTTGTTTTGAGGGATTGAGGGATTGATGGGGAATTACCGTTTAGAATTTCTTCTACGATTTGTCTTTCTTCTGGGGAGAGGTCATTTAGGAGTTGCTGGAGGAATAGTTGATCTAAGAGCTTATCTTCGAAGTCATCTATTAGGAGTGTTTCGAGGAGTTTTTCTGAGATTTCTGTTGTGTTGTCCTCCAAGTGGTCTTTCTTATACTTTTGCCACATAATCAGGGCGAAATACTTTATTGGTTTCTCTGCCCGCTCGTAGATCTTTTCTGTGTAGGTTGTCCAGAAGTAGTAGTAGAACTCTTCGGGGTTATTTTTTACGTGGCAGAACTTTTGGAGGAAGTAGTTTAGGCAGTTTGTTGAGTTATGGGAGAGGTCATCTGCTATGAGTTCTATGATTTTCAACTCATTTTCCTTGGTTCTTTCCCCCTCGAGAGATTTAATTTGTTCTAATCTATTCATCCCCTTCTGGCTTTTATTTTCCTCTATCGGTGGGCAAGCAGTCAATACGCAGAAAGTAATTAAAATCTATACATTTTCTCTAAGAATACTCTAAAAATCTATATTTGGCACTCTTATTATATAGGAATGGAAAGGAAGTATACAAAACAAGATAAAGAAGCTTGGTTTCAATATTACTGGAGCTTGGGTTCCAAGAGGAACTACAAGCTTGTTGCTGAATATTTTGGTGTAGGAATTGCTACCATTTCCCGCACTGCTCAGAAGGAGAATTGGGACAAGAAAATTAAGGAGCTCGAGGAAGAGCTAAAGAAAGAGATGCAGGAAGCCCTCAAAGAAGAGGCAAGAAAGAACATCAAACGCTACTTTGATGACATCTTAAAGTTCCAAGAGGTAATAAGCAAATCATTAGAGGAGTTTATTAAAGAGAACGGTAAGATACCTATAAGAGGATCTCGAGACCTCAAAAACATAGCAGAGACGTTTAAGACTATTTACGATATTGAGGTCTCGCTGGGTGAAGGAACAAGAGATCCTATAACTGTTGTAATAGCGAAAGAGTTATTACCTAAAGCTAAAAAATTAATGGAGGGTAGCGATGGCGAAGAAGAGCAAAAAGAAGAGCGAGAAGAAAAAGAAGAAGAAATAACTGAGGAGGATCTTGAGTGGGAGAACCTACCATTGCAGTAGGAGATATCCTAAAGCCTACCTCTAATAGTTCTACTAAAGAGAAAGTCCAGATTAATTTCATGGACTATATCAACCCTTCCTATATTCCCTTTTTCCAGTCCAAGAAAAAGTTTGTTATTCTTTACGGTGGTCGTGGAAGCGGTAAGTCTTATGCTGTCGCCCAGAAATTAGTTCTCCAGATGCTCCTCTATAAGAATAAGAAATTTTTTGTTGCGAGAAAGACCCTACCCTCGTTAAAGAATACTTGTGTTGAGTTCCTCCTCTATTGGATGGATTTATTACAAATCAAATACGACTACAACAAAGCAGACTTAAATATTACAACATCTCCTGCATATGGAAATCACAGGATACTATTCAGAGCCCTTGATGATGTAAGAAAGCTCAAATCGTTAACTGATGTGGATTATGTCTGGGTTGATGAAGTTGATGAGATCTCCATGCAGGACTTTTTGGACTTATCAATTATTCTTAGAGGTCGTGAGCTTCCTCCGGGGGAGTATAGGCAGATGATTATGACTTTTAACCCCGGGTCTTATGCAAGGTGGCTTAGGGAGTTATTTTTTGATAACCCCCGGGGGGAGTTCAAAACTAACACCGATATTTTTCAGTTTACTTACAAAGATAACAAGTTTCTTTCTGAAGCTGATAAACAATATCTCGAGAACTTAAAATATGTAGACGAATATCTCTATACAGTTTATGCCCTTGGTAGATGGGGCACGCTAAGAAATAAAGTCTATAACAACTACGAGGTCAAAGAGTTTCCTATAGATTTAGATATGTTCGATGAGGTAATTGCTGGAGTGGACTTCGGGTTTAACTCTCCATCGGCGTTTGTGCTTATGGGAGTGAAGGATGATGAGCTCTATATATTTGATGAGATTTATGTCTCTAAAGTTCTTAACTCAGTTCTGATTGGACTAATTAAAGACAAGCTAAACAAATATGGCATTCCTGATACTCCTATTTACGCAGATACTGCAGAGCCAGATAGAATTCAAGAGTTCAAAGAGGCAGACCTATTAGTCTATCCTGCGAAAAAAGATGTTATAGCAGGAATTAACACGGTAAAGACTTATAAGATCTATATTCATCCACAGTGCGTAAACTTAATCAAGGAAGTTGAAGAATACAAATACAAAGAGGATAGAAACGGAGAACCGATGGAAGAGCCAGTAGGTGTAAATGATCACCTTCTTGATGCGTTAAGATATGCAGTCTATACGTCATCCCAGAAGAGTGCTCCCAGAATTTTGTTGTTATGAGGTGAAAAATGGGCTTTTGGAATAAGATGATTGAAAATTTTATGGGAGTTAAGCAGACAGTAAGCATCTTCTTGGGACTTACTCCCAGAAGATATCAAATGGAGGCTTTCTCTGCTCTTGCTCGTGAGGGGTATCAGATAAACCCATACGTATACGCTGCTATTGACGTCATTGCAAAAAACGTAAGCACAATTGAGTTCACAGTAATAGACAAAAAAAGAGGAAATGTTGAGGTAAAGAAAGATGACTTAGTAAGGCTGCTTAAAACTCCAAACCCAAGCCAGTCTTGGGAATCTTTTGTTAAGCAGATAGTAGTTGATTTTTATATTTCTGGGAACGTCTATATTTTAGCAACTGATACTAAGAAGCCTGCAGCACTTTATATTTTGAGACCTGATAAGGTTAGTATAGTAAGAGATAGTGATATGTATTCGCTGACCCCAATTAAGGGCTACAGATACGGTAATAAGCAATATTCTCCTAAAGAGGTTCTACATATCAAGAATTACAACCCATTAGACGATCTCTATGGTCTTTCTCCCCTGACTGCTCTTTCTAAGTCAATCATTCTCTCTAACAGAGCCAAGGATTGGAATATTAATTTACTTGAGAATAATGCAAGACCTTCAGGAGCTCTCATAAGCAAAGAAAGACTTTCTGAAAAACAGATTGCGTTTCTAAGACAGCAAATTAATGAGATTTATTCCTCGCCTGAGAACGCAGGAAGACCTCTTATTTTGGAGGGCGGTCTTGATTGGAAAGAGATGTCCTTAAGACCATCAGACCTTAATTGGCAAGAAGTAATTAATACTACAGCAAAAGAAATCGCAGTTGCTCTTGGTATTCCTGTTCAGATTTTCTTAAGAGATAGTGGAACCTCAAACGCTGGCTTCAGGAACGCTCTTAAGAGCTTATTCTACAACACTATATTTCCATTCTGTGATCTTTTGATTGGTGAGCTTAATAGGTGGCTTGTTCCCATGTTTAATCCTGATTATGAGATTGTTTATGATAAAGATGATGTGCCTGCCCTTTCTGAAGATGCAGTTCAGGTTTGGGATAGAGTAATTCGGGCAAGACTTGCAGGAATACTAACTAAGAACGAGGCAAGAAGGTTCTTAGACCAGCCTGATATGCCTGAAGATGATATGTATCAGCCAGCTAATGTTCTAATACAGGACATACTCAATTCAGGTATGATAAACCCAAATACAATTAGGCGTGAAGGAGGGGACGAAGAGTAAATGGAGTTTAAAGAGGTTAAGTTTTCAGAGGTAGACGAGAGCGGTATATTTATTGGCAAGCTAACGGTATACGGTGAGAAAGATGCTTACAACGATATTGTAGAGAAAGGGGCATTCACTAAGACAATAAAGGAGAAAAGTAAGTTTCCGCTTCTTTGGCAACACAATCGTGAAGAGGTAATTGGGGTAGCTTATCTCTCTGAGAAGGCTGACTATGTAGAAGTAACGGGAGAGATAAACTTAGAGACCCAAAGAGGAAAGGAGGCATACGCACTTCTTAAACAAGGAGCAATAAACGGTCTTTCGTATGGATATGATGTTTTAGATTACGACATCAAAGGGAATATAAGGTATCTAAAAGAAATAAAACTCTACGAGGTTTCTTTAGTTACGTTCCCTGCTTTAGAAAAAGCTAACGTAGTAGAGGTAAAGATGATTGTAGATGACTGCTTAGATTTTCCAGTGGCTGATGATAACGCATCATGGGATGAGTCAGTAGCAAGAAGAGATGCGGCAAAGTGGGCATCCTCAGATGGCTCAGGAGACAAAGACAAAATAGACTGGAGAAAGTATAGAAAGTTCTTCTTATACGTAGATCCAGACAATCAAGAGAACATGGAAGGATACAAATTCCCAGTTGTAAGACTTATCAATGGAGAACCTCACATAATACCTCGAGGTGTAATTGCTGCAAGAGTTTATGTTAATAGGGCATCTATTTCAGATGCTGACAAGGAAAAGCTAATAAGTGTTTTTAAGAGACTTTATAAAAAAATTGGAAGAGAATGGGGGGATGAAGAGAAAGAGTACGCATATCATGTCACTTATGAGTTCCTTGATAATATAAGTTATCTTAAAGATGATCCACTAATCGCAGATGTCTATCAAAAAGTTTCCTCTTTTATGAGGAAAGACAACGAGCAAATTCTCAGAGAAATTCTTAACGAAATCAAAAAATTTAAGGAGGAGGTATCTAAGTAAGAGATGGAAGACTTGGTAAATGAAATCAGAAAAGAGTTTGGTGAGCTTAAGGAAAAACTTGAGCTCAAAAACAAAGAAGTAGAAGAACTAAAGGAGAAGATTTACAAAATGGAAGCAGAAGTAAAGAGACCAGTTCCCGAAGTAAAGGAAGAGAACGTTGATGGCTCTATAATTGTTGCAAGAATTGTTAAGTCTCTAATCAACGGTGGTGGAACTGTAGAAGGTGCAATTAGATATGCAGAGAAAGCCTACAAAGATGAGATGTTAGTTAAAGCACTAAACGAGGGAACCCCAGATGCGGGTGGCTACTTGGTATTCCCTAAATATGTAAGAGATTTGATTGAGTATTTGAGACCTAAATCTGTAATAAGAAAAATTGTAAAGAATGTAATACCAATGAACTCTAACCAACTTATCTATCCTAAGCAGACTGGTGGTTCCAGTGGCTACTATATTGGTGAAGGAGTTGATATTCCAGAGACTGGTCTTTCCTTTGGGCAACTTGTATTGACTGCTAAAAAGATGGCTGCTTTATGTCCTATATCTAACGACTTAATAAGAGATGCTTCTTTATCTGTAGATGAGATAGTAAGAAATGATTTAGTAAAAGCAATGGCTGAAACTGAAGAAAGATACTTCTTAAGAGGAGATGGAACTGGATATACACCTAAAGGACTAAGATACTGGGCTGTACCAAGTAATATTTTTGCTCCTGATGGGAGCACAGACGCTGCAGTAATAAGTACTTTGGCAAAAGCAGAGCTCCTCTTAAAGAAAGCATATGTCAATACAAGTTCTGCAGTATGGATCATTTCTCCAAGAACTGAGTTCTTCTTAAAGACTCTTGTAAACAGCATGGGTAATTTTGTATTCAGAGATGAAATGGCTTCTGGTAAGATTCATGGCTATCCTTACTATGTATCTCACTTTATCCCCGAGAACTTGGGAACTGCCGGAAATGAAACTGAAATCTATTTTGTAGCAGCTGATGAGTTAATCATAGCAGAAAATGAAACATTAGTAATTGATGTCTCCAGAGAAGCTACATATAAGAGTGGAACAAACTTAGTCTCTGCATACTCTTTAGATCAGACTATTGTAAGAGCAATAATGAGGCATGACTTTGCAGTAAGACATGAGAAGGCTGTAGTAGTAATCAATCAAGTGACATGGGGAGCCTAATTAAACAATAAGAGGTGATAACTAATGATTGTTAAATTCAAGATTACCTATAAATTGTGGAATGCAGGTGATATCGCAGGATTTCCTGATGATGAGGCTGCTGAATTGATCAATCTTGGGGTTGCAGAAAAAGTTGAAAACGAGGTTCCCAATAAACAGATAACAAAGATGGAGAAAAAAGATAAAGAATGAACCCTCTGGATATCCTGAATGACATATTGCAAGATACTGCAGGAATACTAACAGCCGCTCAAAAAGAAAGACTAATAGAAGTAGCAAAAGAGCGTGTGCTTGTGGACTACCCTCTTTTCAAGGTAGAGCAGCTTACCTATGAGCCCAGTGTCTATGCATTTTATCTGCCATCTGGCTGGGCAGATGGTATCTCCTTTATAGAGAGTGTATGGGATAGTGTCGGGAGATTGTATAGATGGAGCATCGTCATAGCAGATGGGGTAAGGTATTTGAGGGTCTTTCAACCATATCTTGGCCACCAATTGATCCCATCTGATTACTTAAATATGTGGGCAAGATACTCTACTATCCCATCTGTCACTTTACCTTTAAGTGAAAAGCACAACTATTTAATAGGTGTGTATGCTGGCTATCTGGGTCTTGAGGAGCTGGCGAACTACTATGCCCAGTCCTCAGACCCAACCATGAGTGTGGATGTAGTCAATTACAGGGATAAAGCAAGAATATATTCAGATAGAGCAGACAAGATATTAGCTATTTACTTCAAAACATTAGGTGAGTGGCGCTATGGAATATAAAGTAGAGATTAGATTTGATGAGAACATAGAGAGAGACTTAACAGGTAAAATAATAAAAGCTGCTGAGTTCTTAAGAGCAGAAGCACTATCTCATTTGCTCGAAAGTATCCCATATGTGACTGGGCAAATGCTAAGAAGTATATCATGGAAGACTGATATAAGAGATGACTTAATCCACACGGAAATTTACTCAGACCCTAACAAGATAAAGAAAGAAACATATTATCCACTTATTGTTGAGTTGGGAGGTCCTCCCGTAGATGTGCCACTCAAGGTGTTAGTAAAGTGGGCTGAGCTAAAGTATGGTTTAGACGAAAAAGGTGCCACTAAACTTGCTAAGATAGTACGCAGAGGAATACGTAAAAGAGGAAATAAAGCCTATCATTATTTCCGTGACACATCTGAATACATAAGAAAGAATTGGAGTGAGATAGTAGATGGCGTATTTAGGAATTCTTGATCAAATCTATAATACTGTTAAATCAGTTGATGGAATAGGGGTAGTCCACAAGTACAGCCGCTGGACTAACAGAGAGGATGTTTTCAAATCTCTCTACGGAGTTCCTGTTCCTTCTACTAATCAGATAAAAATAAATGGGTGGGAGATATCAAGGAAATCAGTGAGGGAGGAACTCCGTGGCAGTTTCATAGTCTTTAGGAGGCATGTATTTGTGATCCGTGGGTTTTACAGCTTGGATGATGAGAAAGCAACTGAGATTGAATTTAACTTGCTTCTTGAAAGAATATGCGATGCGTTGAGAACGTTGGTGGAGACTAATTGGACTGAAGATCCTGCTACTTCTTGGTTCTATAATGAGCCACCCTCTATTACTGATATCTCGGTTGTGATGTTCAGCAATTTCTTAGTTCATGCTGCTGAAATACAATTTCCAGCTATGGAAAGGAGGTAAGTTATGAGAGTCAGGTATAAAGGTGTAAGTGCTGTAGAAGTTAAAAAAGGTGATTTTGTAGTCGTATTTGCTCCCGGGGAAGAAAAGGAGGTTCCTGATGATTTAGGAGGAGATTTAATCACAATGTCAGTATATGAAAAAGTAGAAAACAAACCTAAATTTTTTAAAAATGAAGGAGGGGAATAGATAAATGCCTATACCATTAGGTAGTTTAGCACAAATAGGCTGGTTAAAAGAAACTACTTTCGGAACAAAAGCTGGTAATACTTTTCTATCTTTACCTTTTATTTCCGAAAGTATAAAAGCAAACATAGAAACAGTAAAAATAGATGTGATCCCGGGCACAAGAAGTAGATTATACCAATATGAACCCTTATCTCGTATGTCTGTCTCAGGAGATATAGAATTACCTTTTATATTACCTACTAATGACCAAGCCTTACCTTCAGGGGTCAGTAGTGATCCATTTGGTGCCTTATTAGAAGCTGCCTTAGGTAAATCAACCTATACTCAATCTGGTACTCCTGCCGCTACAACTTCTATTACTTGGGCACTTGAGAAAACTTTACCATCTTTGACTATTGCAGTAGATAGAAATACTTATAATACTAATACGACTCCTACAAATAACTACTTCTATTATACTGGTTGCAAGATAAACCAACTAACTATAACAGGCGAAGAGAATAATGTTGTAAGGTTGAGAGTAAGTATAAATGGGCAAGCTGAGGTTCTTACTAATACCGCTCCAACTTTCAATCGTCCTGCTATCAATACAATCACTACAGCTAAATTCTGGCAGTCCCAAGTTCAATTACAAGAAGGATCTAATTCTACCCCAGTAAAAGTTAGAAGTTTCGAGATAACTATCAATAATAATTTAATTACAGATAGGTATTTCAATAATGTATATAGTTATTCGCCAGCGACAGGAGAGACAACCCCCTCTAAAATAGTATCTGTTATAGCTGATTTACCAGAAGGCAGAAGAGAAATATCGGGAAGGCTTGAATTACAATTTGATAACACAAAATGGTATGAAAAGTTCCTAAGTGCAGCAGCGGATAGTACAAACTATAATTTATCTTTGGTAATTACTCTTGCTGGTTCATATATACAGGCAGGAACTTACAAGGCTACAATTACTTTACCTAAAATTGTGATCACAGGAGAAACTCCGAACGTTAACGGACCTAACCCCTTAAACTTTACAATGAACTTTGTAGCATATCAAGACTCTGCCCCTGATGACGAATTAAAGATTGAATTAACTAAAGCTACTTAATAAGTGAGGTGATTAAATGGCTGTTAAACCTTCTGAATATAGAAAACAATTAAGAAAAGAGATCACTCTCTCCTCTGGATATAGCTTTGTAATAAGAAAAGTCAGAGTGAGAGATGTTGTAAAAGCATCATATTTGCCTGTTGGAGTATTTGAAGAGGGCGATCCTGACGCTATAGTTCAGAACGTAGGATATGACAAGATAGTAGACTACATGGATGAAATAATAATCCAAGGAGTAGTTGAGCCTAAGATAGTCAAGAAGCAACCAGAGGAATGCAACGAGGAGGAACTATCTATCTATGAATTAACAGAACAAGATAGCACTGAACTATTCAATGAACTAATAAAGTTTAGTGGCCTACCAACTACACAAGAGGAAAAGGCAGAATACGCTCCCTTTCCTGAAGAGCGAAATGCCGATACTAATAGATCAGATGGCGAGGCGGTATCATAAGCTGCCATCTGAGATATTGGATCTTGAGCTGTTAGATTTTGCTTTAAATTTTGAGGTTATGAAGCGGGGCTTAGAAAACGACGCCGAGCAAGTAAGAGAGATGACTAAAGATGGGGGGTTCGTATGCCCCGCTTGGCTATTATTCTTAAGATAGGAGGGGGCAATGGCAGGAGAATATAGGCTTCAGATAATTATAGATGTTATCAATAGGGCTACCCCTGAGATAAAGAAGACAATTGAAGAGGCTAAGAAAGGTCTAAGAGAGTTTCAGGAGATAGCCAGAACACAAGAGACTATCTTCCAGACACAAGCCTCAAGAGGAAGACCTCCTGCCCCCTCAACTCTTAAGAGGAGAGGCTTATTAACCCCCGAAGAAGTAGAAAAAGAGTTAAGAGTTGGAGAAAGTACCCAAGGTTATTTAGATTATGTCAAAAAAATACGCAAAATAAGAAACCAAGTAGGTAGAGAATTAGCAAAAAGTTTAAGTGACCTATACAAGTCTATTACAGGGCGTTCTGGAGAAGTAATTGGAGAAGATTTAGCAAAAGATGTAGTAGAAGTAGGCTCCATAAAAGCAGAAAGAGAAAAGGCGGTGAGAGAATACCAAGAAGCAGTCAAGGAGCTTGTTAGCTTCTCTAATCAGTACAAGGGGCAACTTTCTAATCTAACAGGAGATCTTGCAAAGCAATTTAACGCCTTAAAGAACAAAGTAAAGCATGCAACATTACTTAGCAAATTTTACCAAGAAGCTGACAAGTTAGCTCAAAGAGCTGTGGAGAGATTTGAAGGATTCACAGAAGATGTTGAAGACTCATTAAAGGGCAAAGAAGATCAAATTATTGGTAGACTTACACCTCAAATAAAAGAAAGATATAGACTATTACAGCAATATCGAGAAGCTCTACTCCAAAATAAAGTTCCTAAGTATATTGAAGATATTCAGAATGTAATCAGAGGGGTAAGCACTGCTTATCAGAATGCAGTTAACGAATTTAGTAGCTTATTAGAAAAGCCCATTCAAGAAGGCGGGTTAGCTGGAACCCCAGAGACAGAAAAGGACATACAAACAGTTCATACTAACTATTCTAAATTTATAGGTCTTATAGATAGGTATAAGTTAAATCTTGGTAAATATCTTAGCCCAGTTTATAGAGGACTTATACCTGAAGATTTATTAGAACAAATCCAGAAATTATACGACTACTTATCCTCTGAATATGAGCGTTTCTTACCTCATTACAGGGCTATTTCCGAAGCATATTTAGGTGCTCCTTTTTATAGGAAATTTATTGCCCCTTATCAACCGCCTCCACAGCAGGTTGTTCCTTATCAAATTACACCACAGCCAATTGATATTTATAGACCTATACCACGTCAACTTGCTCCACTCCCTAAGCCTTTTATAAGCGAGTCAGAGCTCTCACGATACTGGAAGCAAGTTGATCAGGTAATAGGATATTTCAAGCAAATTGAACATGTAAGGGAAGAGTTAAGACAAACCTTCCAAGCAATGACGCAGCCGATCATTCCTTATCGTCCTATTTTGCGTCCTTTGGGGCCCTTGTATGAGCCCAAGTTTATTATCCCATATCGTCCTATACTGCAACCAATTTCCTCTTCCTCTAAAACTACCACAGAGGAACAAGAGATTTTAGAATACTTAAAACAAGAAGACGAAAAAGCTACAAAACAAGAAATACAACAAAGTGTGCAACAAATGGCTCAGGCGGCTCAAGCTGCAGGACAAGAAATGCAGAAAACAGCAGAAGCTGCTCAAGAGGTAGCTAAGGCAACAGGAGAGGCTAAACTTAATTTAGAAGATATAAAAAAACTCTCTGAGATACAGACTAAATTTTATCAAGCTCTTCAATTTAAACACAGTATTCCGCAACTATTTGATGAGTTAGAAAAAAGTACAGGATATAAAAGGGAAGTTATACAAGAAGCCCTCGCTAAACTCTCAAAAGAAGGGCTTTTATTAGGTCCTTTTGTAGGATCTACTAAGCAGAAGATACAGCAACTGTACGGAGATCTTGAGGTTGTTTTTGAACAGTTAGCTTCTGACAAAAATATAAAGTTAGTAGCTAATAACGTAGAAGAATTTGGAATAAGATTAGAAGCTCTTGGGCACGAAATAGCAATACATCCTGAATATAATAAAAGGCTTGCTCGCTCTCTCCAGGATTATGGTAGGCTAATACGAGATTCAGGGGCAGAGCTAAGAGTATATGAAAATGAAACAAAAGACTTAAGTAAAGCAATCACTGACTTAGAAGGGAACTTACTTACTGTAGGAGACATATTTCGTTCTAAGTTAGCATCTACTCAAAAGCCCAGCTTTTTCAATGATCTTTTTGGTCAATATAAGGATCTTAATAGGGCTGCTTACCAATTAATGTGGACTGGTTTTTCAATGCTCATGGCATTTAGACCTATAGTGTCTGGTATTGGGCAAGCCTTCCATAGTGTAGCCCAGTACGGTTTGGAAACACAATGGTTTGCAGAAAGATTAGGAATGTCTATTCAAAATGTTCAAGCCTTGAGAGTAGCTCTTGCCTACTCCAATGAAAGCATTGATCACTTTGCTACATCTTTAGCAGTTTTATCTCGTAAGGTTTACGATGCAGCTCAGGGAAGTGGAGTAGGTGTTAGAGCCCTAAAAGAGTTAGGGATACAAGTTACTGATGTTAATGGGGAAATGCTCCCATTTGAAGAGATCTTAGGTCAACTCATAGCACGTATTCAAGCCTTAAAAGAGGCAGGAGTTTCTTCAGCTCAGATCAGTGCTTACCTAACTAAGATATTTGGTCGTGAAAATACAAAACTTGCTCTCTTCTTAACAGAGAATATCGATAAAATAACAGAACGCTTAAACAAAGCTAAGATATTCGGGTTAATATATGACGAAGGTGAACAAGCAACAGCTACCAGATTAATGGAAGCCTTAAATGATATGCGTTTTGCATGGGAAGGCTTTACAAAGCAGATGATAGTTGGAGCTGCTGGCGTTTTCATACCATTAATCAACTGGATAAGGGATTATGCAGTTGCTTTCACTAAACTTGGGAGTGCATTTAGGGGCGTTGGAGGAATAATAATTGGTGTTCTCTTTGTAATAGCTAAAGTAGCAGTTGTAGCAGCTACCTCGCTACTTCTTGTAGCAGGAGTAATGAGAGCCTTTATAGTCCTGCAAGGAGTATTGATGGCTTTAAAAAATGTTTTCATGGGAGCAGCAGGTGCTGTAACTGTATTTGGCGTATCTATGGGACCTGTAGCACTTATTATTGTAGGTCTTCTCACCTTGCTGGGGCTCTTCTTGCCTCAACTTCTTGGAGTAGGCAGAGCCTTTAGGGAAGCCTCTAAAGGATCATCTGATTTCTTAAAAGATATGCAGGAGGCATTTAAAACCTTCTCTGATTTAGCAAGAAATGCTGGAGAAGACTTTATGGACTCATACGCAGAAGGTATGAAGATGGGCTTCCCATATGCAAGAAAAGTAGCCTTAGAAATTGCTGAAGAGCTCTTCCAATACTTTGGTGGTGGTCATTCTCCTGCTGTAAAGGGACCTCTTGCAAATTTAGAATACTGGGGGGCTGACTTCCTAAGAGCCTATAGAGAAGGAATGAAAGATGAAGTTCCTAACATACTAAGCGATATTAAAAATATAGGGCAAGGAATAGTTAACGTATTCAACTCTATTCCTCAAATGATAAAAGGTATAGGTAGTATAGTTGACAGTTGGGCTTATAGTATAGGACAAAGATTAGCTCTTTCAGCTACTGGCAAAATGCCTTTTGGTTTCCAAGATATTCTTGGCTATCTACAGCAAATTCCTCCTTACATTTTGCAATCTATTAAAGGAGTAATAAATAACTTCCAAAATACTCTTACTAATTCTTTCACATCAATAATTGACAAGCTTATTAACTCGTTTGAAAAGTTATGGGGCATGGATTATCCTCAAAGCTTTTTGCAGAGGCTTGGTAAAGGCTTCTTTGACACTATCGGAGCTGTGGCTAAGTCTGAAATTGGTAATTTCTTCCAGAGTGTTTTTGCACCTGTTTATGGATTTATAGATACATTCTTTGGCAACTTAATGTCAGGGAAATTATTAAGTCAGCTTACAGATTGGGCAAGACAACAGATCTCTGCAATATCCGCTCAAAGAGAATTTATCAGTGTAATTAGTTCGGCATTCAGTAATGCACACGCAACAGGAACAATAACAACACAACCTCATCTTGCTCTTGTGGGTGAAGAGGGACCTGAAGCAATTATTCCGTTATCTTCTCATAGAAGGAAAAGAGCACTCCAGCTTTGGATTGAGACTGGAAAGAAGTTAGGAGTTGTAGGTTATGCAGAAGGCGGAATAGTAGGAGGCACAGTAGAAAATCTTGAGGACTGGGTACAAGCTCTTGGAAGCATACTTATTAATGCTGGAAATGCCTTCAGGACTGGTATCTTAGCGGCAATAGAAAGATGGAAAAATGCAATAAGAGATTTACCAAAGAAAATAGATATAGACAGAAAAATAGAAATCCCTGAAGTAAAAAGGCAAACAACGCTGTTAGAAAGCATAAGAATATCATTTATACAAGGTCTAAAGGTATTAGACATAATAGAAAAACATCTCTCGAATATAAAAGGATCTGCTCAAAACCAGATATCAATATTAAATAGACCCTCTAAAGTTCAAAAAATATTAGAGATCGTAGAAACAGATGATAAAAACCTAAGAAATGCAAGACAAGACTTTCTTAAACTCCTCCAACAAGAAAGTAAAAAGCCAGCCTTAGATATAAATTGGGACTTATTATATTCTTCTCAATATACTGCTCTTTCTAATTTAGGACCTCTATTAAAAGAAGGCAAAGAAGGGCAAGATGCCTTAAAAAGATTTTTAACAGAATTTGAAATTGTTTTTAAACAATCAAGAGGCGGAATTATTACTGCTCAGGAACTTAGCGGCTTTGAGAGTTATATGAATAAAAGGGGTTTAACACAACTAAAAGACTTTTTAATACATAATACCGATAAACAAAAATTATACGAAAATGTTATGAAAGCCTTTGAGGAATACCATAAGGGGAATATATCAGCAAACAAACTCTGGGAAGAGTTAAAGAAGTATTTTAATAAAAATGTAGAATACAAAGTGAAAAATATTCTAACGGGTAAAGAAATAAAAGTAAATGTATCTGGGCTCCAAGCCTTAGGAGAGGCAGTAGATGCCTTGGCAGGCGAAGGAGCCCTCGATAAAATCAACAAGAGTATACAAACAGCAAATAAGTATCTGCCCCAAATTCGAAACACTTTAGAACAAAGAGTAAAAGAAGATCAAAAGAATAGATATTTAGAAAAGATTGTCTCTGCTCAAATACCATCTAAAACAGACCTCAAACTACCACCTGAATTTGTTGACTCTTTCATAAAAGTTATGTTCTCGTCTTTAAGTGAAGTTCAATCTGGCAAAGGCTTTTTAAAAAGCCTCACCGATTATTTCCAAATAGGCTCAAAAGAACCACTTAATTTTAACAACGTAAATAAGCAAATGGACAACCTTATTAAGTCTATTGAGAACACTGAAAAAGATTTCCAAGAAGGAAGAATTATAACCAAAGAATATATAGAAAAAATGCAGGAATACAACACCTCTATTAGTGATCTACTTAAGGATAACAGTAATGTATCCAAAGCAATTGGAGAATACATAAAGCAATATCAAAAGGCTAAAGGATTAAGTATTCAATTACAACAAGCTCTTGAAATGATACGATCGGGGAAAAACCCTCAAAACCTACAGGACATTTTGAATTCTAAAGAAGTAACTGAAGAAATATCTGAAGAAACAAGGAAAAAAATACTAAGTCGCTTAGAGGAGTGGCAGAAGAGCGAAAACAAAGCTGATGTGTTTAAAGAGCTTGAGAGCGTCTTAACAGAGCTTATAAATGGATTAGATACAACAGCAGAAATATACTATCAAGGAATTGACAAATTAAACAATAAACTAAACAACTTAGTAGAGACCCAAAACAAAGTTAATCAAGTTGCCAATAAATGGCTTGTAGATGCCAAGAACACCCTTCTCCAAGCCATGAATGATTGGTCTCAAGGAGACTTCAAGGGTGCTGCGATGGATATAGCAGACTACTTTAGGAAAGCCTTCCAAGAAGGTCTTGTAGACACATTTATGAAAGATTTCAAAGAAAACATAGATAACTTAGCTAAAAGCTTTGCAAATATAGCCCTCTGGCTACTTGGAGGCAGAAAAGATAAAGCTCCCACACAAGAGCTTAACAACATATGGAACAGCATTACACCAATAATTGACAAAGGCATATTACAGCCCATTTCTAATTTTGCACTTAGAATGTTGAATTTCTGGACTGAAGGGACAAAAGAGAGAGAAGCATTCAAAGCTCTTACTGATCCTAAGAATTGGGAAGAAACAGCAAATGCTATAGGAAACGCAATAACAGAGGCACTTGCAGGCGAGAAAATAGCCAATATGGTGTTCCCTGAAGAAGGATATATAGGGAAAATAACAGGTAAGCTTGTAGATATGGCTAATGGAATAGCAGATGTAATGAAGCAAATAGTAGGTCCCGAAAAAATACAAGCTACAATAGATGGATTTAGATTGTTCTTTGTGCTATTAAGAAGCGGCACTGATAACATAATTAAAAGTGTAAAGCTTTTATTAACTCCTTCTTATGAGCTTGAAAATGTAACTGGACAGCTGAAAGATATGTTAGGTCTAAACAAAGAAGAGCTTAGTATTAAGTTGCCAGCTACTCTATCCGAGACAGTAGGTAAGATGTTAGGAAAAGATAAAGAGGAATTTAGATTATATAAGGAACCAACTGATTTGGCTGGTAAATTGGGTAAGATATTAGGTATAGACGAAAAAGTAATCAGAGAATTCCTATCTACAAAACTTATTACTCTCTTCCCCGGGACTTCCCTCCAGAAAGATATCACCATAGAAAGTGTAAGAGATAGCATAGCTTCTATGCTCGATAAAGTAAAAGGAATATGGGATAAATTCTTTAAGGAAACCCCAATAGGAAAAGCTGCAGCACAAGTAGGCGGTTTTATAAAAGCAGGAACAGTAGATTTAATAGGAGGATTGATGGGAGGACCTCTTGGATCCTTCATTGGTGGCTTTATTTCCCAAGGGCTTGTTGCAGTATTAGGGGAATTGGCTGGAATGTTTTCAGATGTTTACGAGGGATTTCTTAAGGACTTTATACAGATAGGAAAAGCAATTCTTAAGCCTATAATCATTCCTATACTTCAAATTCTTGCTAATGTCTTAAAAGTCTTCATGGATGTATTAAAGCCCTTTGTGCCTCTCTTTAAAGTGTTGGCTGAGATTATTGGCATGATCATTACGCTAATTGGGAAAATATTCTTAGCCTACTGGAATACTGTTCTCAAACCTGTAATATTTGCTTTTACAAAAGCCTTATCATTCGTAATTAAAGGAATAGGATACCTCTTGAAGCCCCTCGATTGGCTTCTTGGTGGAATAGGGCAGAAGCTAATAAATGCAGCAAACGCAATGAGCCAAGCTGCAGATGAGATGTATAAATCAACAGGAGAGGCTCAATCAGTAGAAGAAACTGATAAGAAGAAAGACCAACCCATATCAATAGCAAACTTAACTGGAAATGCTCTTGAGGGATTTAAGCAACTTCTTGCTCCCTTGAATTCCTTAAATCTGCTTCCATCTTATTTCCAACAGATGAACAGCTATCTCAAGGAGATAAGAGATGCTCTTGTAGGAACAAACCCTGCTCCTGCTCCCGCTACTGCGGGTGGAACGGTCTCAAATACAGCTTTCTCAAGGGAAATTACCATAAATAACTTGAACATATATGTAGATGAAGTAACTGATATTGATATCAATAAGATTGTTGACCAAGTTATTTACCAAGTAGGTGTGAAAGTTAATAATTTAAAGTATGCAAGGGGTGGCTAATAAATGGCTGACAAGATCTACTATGTAATAGGCAATAGTGCTCTCACAAAAATTCCTAACCCCTTTTATGGGATAGAGAATGATCCTTATCTCAGCCCCGCCGAGATTAATTTTGACCAGATGACAACAGTAGTATTATCAAGTATAAGCGATAGTTCTTCACTAAATCTTGTTATCTTTGAGCCCATTTATTATCCCGGAGGGAGAGTTGACATAGACAAATACAAGGAAAGACCAAGAAAATTCAGTATTGAAGGAAGCATCATAGGCAAAACAATAAGAGAAGCTGAGAAATTCAAATACTATTTAGAAATTATAACCAAGTATCCCTTAGATACCGGGGGCTTAGACATAAAACTATCTGCCCAAAAACAAAGAGATGTTCCAGCTCTTTATGTAAGAAAAGTATACACAGACATGGATAGCGACACAACAAAAATATGGGAGATACGTGGCTTAAGAGAGGACTTAAATTTCTCAGTAATGCCTGAAGTAGGCTACAGAGGCTGGAAGTTTAGTTTAACCCTTACTGTCTTATATCCTGTTTGGGAGGAAGTGGAAAATGGCTGATATTGTATTTCCAGTTTATTATTCATACGATAATAATGCAGACCATGACAAAAACTCAGAATGCTTTTCTTCTCCTGTTCATTCTCCTTCTTACTGCCCTCATATCTATATCTCAGGAGACTGGGCAACAATTAAACATCCCGGCTTTTTCAACGGAGTTGCAATATCAAATGATTTAATCATAGATGGAGAATTTGAGCAAAGTTCATTAACTGAGAACTGGAATTATGCCAATGTTGCTAACTGGAACTATACAACAGCAACAGCAACAAGAGACAGCACATATAAAAAGACAGGAACTTATTCAGTTAAATGTGGAGATGGAAGCTCAGCTGGATACGGTATAGCCGAGAAAGTCTTGCACAGAGTAGTTCCGAGAAAAACTTACAATCTGAATTTTTATGTTTATTCTACAAACTCATCATCGCAGTTTATAGTTTTATTTAGACTATACGACAAAAACATAAGCAACATTACACAAAATAAAATTATTCAAGAATTTACTTATTCCCCAAGTTATCAAGCTCAATATATAATTGGAACTACTACCAGTGGGTCTTGGATTAATAAAAACTATTCAATTACTATTCCTCAAGATGTTTACTATATTCAATTTGCATTCATGTATTATACAGGTGGAGATGGATACGTCTGGTTTGACAATATCTCATTCACCCCAGTATCAAATTCTGAATATGTAGAGTTTACATTTAATGGGACAGGAATTACTGTTGTGGGGTTAAAATCATTTGACCATGGCATTTTGTATTATTCAGTAGATGGTGGAAGTGAGACAAGTGTAGATTGTTATTCATCCTCTTGGACTGTTGCCCCGCTCTTTAGTGTGTCTGGTCTTTCAGAAGGAGAGCATGTTTTAAAAATAAGAACATCAGACCAAAAGAACGCAAGCTCTCAAGGATATCAAATCACCTTAATTGGATTTATACCAGACTTTATACAATCTTTTGACTACACAGGATATGCAGAGACAAAGCCTATAATTTATGTTGAGCCACTTGAAAAAAGCTATTGCAACGATTACAAAGGGAAAGTAGTAGGCTCAACAGTAGAAAACAAACACATAATCAAGACAAGAACAGGAACATCTTCGGTTTCTCCCTCAGATGGCTCATGGGGAGAAATATCTGACTATTTCTCTCTTTCTATAAGTGAAAATTTAGGTGTTAAGACTACAACAACAACATCAGGTTATTACCCATATCAAATGTTTACCTTTGATTTAAGTGGAATAGACACTGATGTAAACGTAGTAAAGAACAACTTAACCCAAATAACTTATGAATGGAGAGGTAGAGCAAAAGGACAGAACTCAGGAGAAAGAAACTCAGCTCTCCACTATATATGGAATGGTTCTTCGTGGGTTTCTCTCCCCGCAACAGGTCAAGAGATGAGTGGATTTGATTTCACACGAGGTAGTGATGCATATCAGTTAGATGGAACTAAAGTCACAGGAAACGTTCCACGATTTGAAGCAGGAAGATTTTTCAACTACTTAACTGAAAATCAATCTAATGTTGAAACTGATATAACTGGTTTTGCTACAACAGCAAGTGGAACTTTATTATTAAGAGATACTACAACATGCTGGGAAGGACAGGCAAGCTTAAGAGTAATTTGCGATGGAACAGCAACTGGACAAGGATTTTATACAAACTCCGTTAATGTTTTTGCAGGTAGAACCTATACAGCAAGTGTCTATTTAAAAGGTAGTGGAACAGTATATTTAGCAATTGAGGAAAGAAAAGCAGACAATACTCTAATAGGTTCAACAGTCTCCTCTGCAATTACTCTTACTTCCTCATGGCAGAGGGTATCTATTACAAGAACTTTCTCAAATCAGGGCTTTAAGGCATCTTTAAAAGTCTATACGACATCTCAGCAGAATATCATTTTCTATGCCGATGGGCTAATGATTAATGAAGGAGATACTGCACTCGAATGGAGAAAAGGGCAAACTGGAAAAGCATTGATGTTAGAAAGAGGCTATACCAATTTATTTGATAATTCAGGATTTGAAACAGGTAATTTATCAGGCTGGTCAATAAACCCCCTCAGCGGAACAGGAACAGCAAGTATAACAAGTACAGCAGGTCAATTCTACTCAGGTTCAAAAGGCTGTGTAGTAAATGGAGGAAATAACGGTGTAATACTTTATCAGCAAAAAGGAACAGCAGGATATAAAGCCTCAATTCAATTCTACGTAAAAGCATCAGACTTGTCACCAATAGACAACACAATAGTAAGAGCTTATGTAAACAGCTCAGAGGTAGATTTTAATTATATAGAACCGCTCTTAAATGGATGGTATAGATGCTCTTATGAGTATACAACTGTAGCATCTACTAATAATTATTTTGGTATAAAAGTTCAACCCGGAAAGACAGTTTATATTGACAATGCAGTGATGGTGCAATATTCAGGAACAGGCTCTTGTGTAAGTTGTCTAAAATCATATGTAGAAAGTAGTAAGTCTATGGATACTGTAAGTCTGCTTATAGGGCAATTCATAGATATGAGTAAACCGTTCACAATAAAAGTTTGGATGAAACCTTTCTCTGGGGGAAATTATAATCTTTTATGGTTTAATGATAAAAGTGATTCCTCTTCTCTTTATTTTGGGTTTCATTATTCTGCTCCATACAAAGCATTTATTGGTTATTATAACACCTCGGGAACACTGAGCACTATAACCTCAACATCTACTTTCTCTAAAGATAAATGGTATTTTCTCAAATTTGTCTATGACGGAACATACTATAAACTATACGTGGATAATACATTAGCTTGCCAAATCCAACCATCAAGCCCAAGAATACCTTATAAACTTACAAGTTATTACTTTTATCTTGCTCATATGCTTTCTCATCTCCAAATCCTCAACAGAGCAGACGAAAGCACAGAAGATTTAACAAAACCACCACAAATTGATGCATATACAGTCTACTATGCAGATTTTGATGGAACTCTCGATTACTATGCACCGTTTAAAGCAACTCTTACCTCCAATTTGTCTCAATACGTCTCTCCAGACAACAAAATCTATGTTATGGTTCGTTCTCAATCTCCGTCAGACGGCACTAACCCTGCCGAGATTGAGACAGATTACGTAAGACTAAAAGTAAAACATAAGTATGCAAAGAACATAACAATAATAAGACGCAATAAGAATTTATTTGATAATCCACTGCCTATAGGAACTCATATGCAACCTATACCTGAGTGGAACTTTGGGACTGGACTTCTTTACACATATGACAATGTATACGACGCCAAGGAACAGGCAATATTGGTCAGAAATTATTCAGCTGCACATCATGGGAAAGGACAAAAAGTAATACTTAAGCCTAATACAACCTACACAATGAGCTTTGATTTAAAATCATCTGTTTCTTGTCATGTGGGTATCTATTATTATGAGCCTGATTTTTCTACTCCACTATCCTCTTATACCGGGAACTATGACAAATATTATATCTTTAACCCATCTGCAACATCCTATAAACGATATTCTTTCTCTTTCACGCCAAAATACTCACATTGTGTAATTACCTTACGAATTGCCGGTTCCTCACCTGCAAATACTTACTGGAAAAATTTAGTTCTTGTTGAAGGAACTGATACAAATTATGTAGCCCCTAAAGAAGAAGGAATATCTATTACAACATCCCTCTCAGGGACAGACTTATTAGAAGTCAATCCACAAAAATCAGTAGTATATAAGAATAGTTCAAATATTAATGCCAACGCTAATTCCACATACTTCTTAGATCCTATTACACTTAAGTGGGAGAAAAACACGTTTAAAGTAAAGGGGCAAGGAGCATTCAGAATTACTCTGAGGAGGTAGAATATGTATCAGATAGAAGTTCTAAACGAAAATAGAGAAGTAGTAAAAGTAATAAATAGCTTTGCAAGCGATATAACACTAACCAGAAAAATAAACCAAGCTTCTGAGTTATCGTTCTCTCTTTATTACAGAGACCCCAACCTATATGACGAAGACTATAAACCTCTACTGAGATACAACACACTAATTAGACTTGTTCGCAGGAGAAAAAACGGCTCACCTAAAATAGAGGGTTATTTCTATGTTCGAGAAAGAAGACTGTCTGAGGAAATGGTGACGTTTAGATGTTTTGGGGCTATCACAAGACTAAACGATTATTTATTTGCCCCCAACACTCGATTAAAAAATATAGCTCCCACATTAGATGTAGCACTCAAATACTGTCTCAAAAAATTTAAGATAGAGCGGGTATGGACATGGAAACAAGATTGGGATAACTGCCCAATTAAATCTAACATCAATACAGATTTCTTACAGGGAAAAGACTATGGAGATGCAGTATGTTTAGGTGTCGATACCTCGGGGCAAAACGGTAATCCCACAATAAAATGTTTTTATAATTACGGCTACTTAATTACAGAGCCTGTTCAATTTAGTGATCCTGCTAATTTAGAACAAATCATCTTAAGAGTAAAAGGCACAACATCCGAAGAGACCACCACATACTTTAGCTATGATTACAAAACTAATGATCCAAATTCAAATTGGCAATTAAGCGACGCAACAAGAGAACAGTGGATGCAATACACATACACCGATAATGGTGAGGGCTACCATGAGATTGTTATTTCCGCCGACCAAAATGGAAGTAAGATCACCCAACTAAGAGTAGGAGTAGTTCTTCACACTACAGACACTACAAGTAAAACAGATTTAACTGATAGAGAAGGAGTTCTCGGTAAATCTCCAGTACTATATGCAATACAAGTGATTGGAGTTTATAAGAGTGAATTTTCTTGTGATGGTATCTCTCCCAATCTCAACACCATTACCACTCCTGACGATATAACAACAGGGACAGAGACTACAAATCTTGGTCTCCTAACAGACCTACTTAACAGGTTCAAAATTGAAATCACAACAGATACTCTTGAGCCCCAAGTAAACTATGATGCTACAAATAATCAACCAATTAAAATAGGAGAAGATAAGTCTCAATATATAACTCTTGTAGAGAGCGGGCAAGGAAACAGAGGAGATATAATATCAGCCCCAATAGATGAGGATTGTTCTAAATTAGCCAACATTATATATGGCTATGGAGCAGGGAGTGGAATAGACACTTATTTTGTAAAAGTAGAAAATTCAACCTCAATTCTAACTTACGGGGACATATACGGTATGGTATCAGATAGCAATATATCAGATCTTACAAAACTAACTCAGAAAGCCAATGAAGAGCTTGAAGAGCGTTCAAAACCCCGTTTCAATTTCCAAGTAGACGTAATAAGGCGAGCTATAGAAGACATAGATAAAGATGGTTCTCTTGTAGATGTAGAGCTGGGGGATTACATCCAATACACATCAATAGTGAGAGGCATAGATGATAAATTCAGGGTTATTGAAATTACAAAAGGCACAGATGGTAAAGCTACATTAAAGCTTGACACTAAGATGGATGATCTCTTGGATATCATTCTCACTTATGTTGCCCTGGAAGGAAACGTAGTCCCTGCAGTCACAAATCTATCAATTGAGGGAGGGGTGTTATCATGAGCGGCAAAAAAGGGTATATAAAGCTCTCTTGGCAAGGCATACATGATGAGTATATAATTGAATACTCTACTGACAGGCAAAAATGGCATCATTTAGCTACTGTCAATTCTACTACCTATACTCATACCAATTTGGATCCAGATACTTTATATCATTACAGAGTTTGGGGGATTAAAAAAGGAGTAAAATCTTCCATTCCTGCCCAAATAAGTGGCTATCCTAAAGACACCACTCCACCTTCTCCGCCCTCTATAGCAGAAATCACACCAATAGACAGAGGCATATTCCTAAAACTGAACCCCTGTCATGATAAAGATTTTGATAAATTCCAAGTCCATATTAGCACTTCTCCTAATTTTACTCCCTCAGATACAACGTTATTCGCAGAAGGAAATATTACAACATTTACTATCCCTAATTTAGCCCCCAATACACTATATTATATAAAAGTCCTTGCATATGACAAAAGTGGAAACTATTCATCTTCAGGAGAATACCAAGCTGTTCCTAAGCCCCCCTCTTCTTTTATATACTTGGTAAGTTCTGTTTTTTCTACATCCAGTGTTACATATATAGAAGTTCCAAATACGAGATTTACATATGATAGTAGAATATTCTCCTCAGACGCCCGCTGGGGGGCAATAGTTAGAGCTACAAGAAATGGAAGTTTTTCCTGCACAGCCATATTAGCATTATGGGACATTACAGATAATATAGAAGTTGCAACTATCTCATTTGCAGATGTTGAAGGAACCCCACCTCCTATTGAAGATGGGTATATTGAACGTAATGTCTCTTTAACAAACTTTCATACATACTGCCTAAAACTAAAAATAGACCATACCTCTTTTGGGACAGGCTATGTTTACAGTTCTTACATTAGATTTATATGAAAGGAGGGGAAAAGAAATGAAAAAATGGAATAAAATAATTGCATTAATACTTATAACAACAGCAATATATCTAACTATGCCATCACATCCCGACAAACCACTACCTATTAGACCACCTGTTATCAAACCTTTTGTATACCTAATAAGACAAAAATAGTGGAGGAATAAAAAATGAACAATGAGGAGCTTATCTTATATCGCTTAGATGAGCTTGCCAAAAAAGTTGAATGTCTACAGTCAGACATGAAAGGGCAGTCTATAGAAATGGCAGAGGTTAAAACACTCGTCGCAACAATGCAGGAAGATATTACAGAGCTTAAAAGTTTTGTTCTACCTAAAAAGAAAAACGGGAACGGAACTAAGATTGAGGAAAAAAGATATGAGTATCTACTTTCTCTTCTTGCTATCACTGGTTCCTTAATTGCTTTAATTAAAGCTTTTATAGGAGGGGGAAAATGATGGAGAAAATTTTAAGAAAAGTCTCAGGTGTTGCTAAAGACAAGTTGATGCACTTTACTGCTGGGATGCTTTTCTTTTTAGCTTTTTATTTATTCCTCAGCCTTGGATACAGCTTGATAGGCGTATTCCTTATCGGAGCATTAAAAGAGCTTTATGACAAGCTTCACAAAGGACACTCAGTTGAGTTTAAGGATTTCTTGGCTACAAGTTTAGGAGGATTGATAGTTTATCTATTCTTAGTTCTCAGGGGGTGAGAATATGAGGGAGAATTTTGAAAAAGCACTTAATTTTGTCCTAAAGTGGGAGGGTGGGTATTCAAACGACCCCAGAGACCCCGGGGGACTTACAATATATGGCATCTCTATGAAGTCTCATCCCAACGAGGTTAAGAAAATGGATGAGCTATGGAAACAAGGGCAAAAAGATAAAGCACTTAAGATAGCTAAAGATATCTACAAAAAACTCTACTGGGACAGAATAAAAGGAGATGAGTTGAAATACCCATTTGACATTATTGTTTTTGACACTGCTGTTAATATGGGTGTAGGAACTGCAATGCAAATGTATTCAGCTTGCCAAGGTGATTGGAAAGACTATTTATTCCTCCGCATCAATCGCTACAAGGAAATTGCTCTTGCTAATAAAAAGGCTCAGGCTTTTTTGCTCGGCTGGCTTAATCGTGTTATGGCTTTATACAAAACAATTACAAAAGGGGGCTCTAAGTGATGGGAGACCTAAAAGAAAGAATATCAAGCAGAAAGTTTTTAGGCTTTGTTATCGCAACTATTCTTGTTGCTCTTGGAAAAATATCTGACCAAGTGTGGCTAACTGTGTTTATTACCTACTGCACAGCTAATGTAGCTGAAAAAATTGTTAACAAAGGAGGAGATAATCAATGAGTAAAACAACCCAATATATTGTCTTTGTAATCTTTCTAATTGGCTTAATCACGACTGTTTACTTTATTTTTAAATTCCTCGGTTGGATTGGGCTTGGCTTAGCAGGACTTCTTGCAATATTTGGTCTGGGGGGAAACCAACAGGAAAGCGTAGAAATTCCAAAAGAAGCCATAAACAAAACTAAAGAGTATGACGAATATATAAGCCAAGTTAAGAAAAAGCAAGAGGAATTAAATAAGCAAGTCGAGGACTTAAAGAAAGAAATGGAGGCATTCTTAGAAGAGCTAAAAGGAGGGAATATCCAATGAGAAAAGTTTTAGTCTTTGTTATTGTAGCTCTTCTTTTACTAATCACCACCTTTGCAGGAGAGCCTACTAAAGAAGACTTTATAAACAATGCTCCCAAAGACTATCAGAAGCTCCTTGAAGCATATACCAAAATGGTAGACTTTGCATTTCAGTGGAAGTCTTTATACGAGCAACAAAAACAGATAAACGATGATTTAATGAAAAAGCTTGATGTAATGAATGCCCAAATAACAGAGATGCAAAAATCAATCGACAGAATGGAAAAGACAATAGACACTCTACATCAGATAATTCTTAAGTTAGTTGAACCTAACCGCATATCTATTCTTGGTCTGTATGATTTTCATTCAGGTGGAATTTCTTTAGGACTATCTTACAAATTTTAGGGGAGGTGAGAGCTTGAAAATAAGATATGTAGGAGAGGGTGAAGACATAAGACTAAGTGTAGGAGACCCATACATTGGAGGATTCTTTGCAGGAATGATTTACAATATACCTAATTGTATAGGCGAGTATCTAATTGAAAACTATCCATACCTTTTTGAAAAAGTAGAGGGGGAAGAGCAAAATGAAGAAATATGATGGTCAAGTTCCTGATAATGACATCTTTTCCGACATTTTGGATGAGATTGAAAACGGAGAAGACATCGATGAAATGTCCATAACAACAGATGACATAATCAATATGATACTTGTCGAATACTATATTTTTAAAACACCAGTAGAAGAGATATGCCAAGATTGGGACTTAACAGAGAAAGAACTATATGACCTACTGAAAGCAAACCCTATAACACCTGAAGAGCTTGAAGAGCTAAGAAAATTCTACTACGAGGAATGAGATACTTAAGCACTGATTTAGGAGATATAGAGGTTGCCTATATCATACCTATATCAGACATTCACATAGGAGACCCGCTGGTCGACTATGAGAAACTATATGGCTATTTAAATTGGGTCAAGGAAAATCCTGCATGGCTAATACTAAACGGAGATCTGATGACGTGTGATATAAAGCAATCAGTTGGAGACATATATAGACAAGAACTAAATCCGCAAGAACAGTTAGATGAATTAGTAAAGATTTTCACTCCTTTTAAAGATAGAATTCTTGCTATAATACAGGGTAATCATGAGCAAAGAATAGCGAGAGAAGCAGGGGTAGATGTGTTGAGAGTGTTCACACAAATACTAGGAGTAGAAGATAAATACGACCCAGATAGTGCTCTTGTGCATATACGACTGGGCAAAGATAGGTCATCTAAAAGAGTAGGTTATACAATATTTGCTACTCATGGCTGGAGCAATGGCAGAAAAGCGGGGGGAAAATTAAATGCAATACAAGAGCTAAGAAACGTAATTTTAGCAGACTGTTATATTGCAAGCCATACTCATACTCAAGGAGCAATAGTAGAAAAATATTTAGTTCCAGATTACAGAAACAAAAAAATACTGGAAATAAAGCAGGTTTTCGTATCAGCGGGCTCCTTCCTTAAATATGGTAGCTATGCAGAAAGAAGAGGAATGCCCATAGCAAAAACAGGAACACCAAGAATAAGACTTGATGGGACAAAGAAAGACATACATGTAAGTTTATGATATATTAAAACATAATGGGGAATAAATAATATTATGAAACATATAGTTTCTCTTTCTGGGGGCAAAGATTCAACTGCCATGCTATTAATGATGATTGAAAGAGGATTACCTATAGATTATGTCATATTTGTAGACACCACAAAAGAATTTCCTGAAATATATGAACATATTGGCAAGTTAGAGAGATACATCTCTCCCCTCAAAATAACAAAACTATCTTTTGATTACGATTATTATTTTTCTGAATACATACGCAAGAAAGGTCTCCAGAAGGGGAAAAAAGGATATGGATTTCCTACTATGAAAAAGAGATGGTGCACCTCATTTAAAAGTAGTTTAACACAAAAATTCATTAAAAGCCTAAAAGATGACTACATCATATATGTAGGTATTGCATATGATGAAGCCAAACGTGCTAAACCTAAACCCCACTACAAATATCCCCTTGTAGAGTGGCGTATTACGGAAAAAGAAGCACTTGCTTTTTGTTATTCAAGGGGATTCAACTTCGGGGGACTTTACGAAAAGATTACAAGAAGCTCATGTTATTGTTGTCCCCTTGTGAGCATAAAAAAGCTTGAAGCAATATATCATTATTATCCTGAATTATGGGAACAAATAAAAGAAATGGAGAAAAAAGTAGGGCAACAATTTAGATTAGACTATAGCACTGAAGCCTTAGAGAAAAGATTTCAAAAAAAACTTTATTTAGAGTTCTAAATGTGTTATAATATAATTGCCCTGAGAGAGTTAATTCTCTCAGGAGGATCCCCCCTCACCAGTTCGGCTGCGAGGGTCTCAGTGGGTAGGGTTTACTCCTACCCACTGGTCTTTTTTAATAAACTTATTTATCATAGCCCCATCTTACTTTTACCCTTTTCAGATATTATTAATAAGCTTCTTTTACTTAAATTTACTAAATACCCCGTATACCCCCCGTATACCCTCCCTATACCCGGGGTTTTACACTTTATTTCTCAAAAAATTTTTCAGAAAACTATTGACAATATAAAAATAGCATTATATAATTAGCTGTAAACTTAAAGAGAAGGGAGGTCGATAAAATGAAGAAAAGTGAGAAAGACTACATATGCACAACAATAACTTTAAAAAAGGAGGACTATATTTATCTACAAGAGCGTGTCTTGGAACTTAAGAAAAATGGGCTCCGAGATGCCACAATCTCAGGATACCTCAGGTATTTGATTAGCAAAGATAAACAAGAAGTATCCAAAAACTAAAGGGAGGTGATAGTATGATGTCTTTAAAAGAGAGAATTTTTAGATTAGTAGAGCTTAAGGAAAGAGAGGCAGAGTTAAAAGAGAAAACAAAGCTTGAAAAAAATACAATAGAATTAAACTTAACTCAAAACTGGGAATTAGAACTCCATAAAAGAACAGGAGAATTACTTAGCAAAAAGAGTTATGAAATCCAATTAGAAAAAGTAAGAGATGAAATTAATGAAGAGATAAATAATCTATTAGGTATGTTAGCTGACCTTGTCCTTGAAAGAATAGAATTTGATTTAGGAGATAAAATAGTAGTTATCCAGAGAACAGATCCCCATCTTCTTATTATCAAAAAGGAAAAAATAAATAGAAAGGAGGTGAATGTAAATGAAAGATAAAGAAGAATTATTACCAGAAAAAGTCCAGCCTCAGATTGTGCGTCCTCTCATCACTCCTGAGGAAGCACTAATAGCATTCAATGAATACCAAGCTCTAAAGAAAAAGCTCCGTGGCGATGGTGATTTTGTAGAATTTAGAGACAAAAGAGGGAATAAAAGAGAAGCCCCAACAAAACAATGGAGAACCAAATTAACAAGATTTTTTGGAATATCAGTTGAAATAATTAAAGAAGAAGTTGAATACTTACCTGATGGAACATTTGTATTTAAAGCAACTGCAAGGGCAATAGCACCCAACGGGCTCTATGTTGATGGTGATGGGACATGTTGGAGCAAGACAAAAGAAAGTAAAGAAGGAGAAAGGGATATATATCATCTAACCCGCTCCCATGCTATCACAAGAGCCAAGAACAGAGCAGTATTAGAGCTTGTAGGATTTGGAGAAGTATCAGCTGAGGAAATAGAAGATGAAGAGCCAACAAAAACTAATTTTCAAAACCTACAAAAAGAAGCTCAAACTGAAGATCCTTACAGGAGCAGAAGAGAATACTGGGACAAGATATGGAGCATGATAAGAGATCAAGGAATTACAACACAAGAAATAATGAATTTTATAGGTGTTAGAACCTTAAAAGATCTACCAAGAGAAAAGTTAGAGTTAGTAAAAGAGTTCTTAGAGGCAGTAGCATTTGGAGTAATAGACTTTAAGAGGATAAAGCAAGAGAACAAAAAGAAGCTTGCAGAAATGTCTGAAGATGAGATTAACACATTACTACAGAGCGGGACAAGCCAAAATGTTCAGGAAGACACAGAAGACTTCTAATAAAGCTCTTAAAATCAAAAGGCTGGGGCTCTCGCTGACCCCAGCCTTATACAAGGAGGTGATAAGATGGTAGGGGATAGGGCATACTTTTCAAGATATATTATAACACACTTGACAAATTTATACAAGTGGTTTAAAATAGGGCATAAAAAATGAACAAAGAAAAAGATATCAATCTTAAAACAAGAAAAAACGAATAGGGGGGATAAGATGGAGTTCCACAAAAACCTCAGGAAAAGAATTACCAAGTGCCAACAAGAACTCGATGAGATATTCTATCAGACTCTTGAAGAGCTTGATAGAATAACTAAGGAAATCCTCGAAAAATTGGAGGTGAAAGAAGAATGTCCCGAGCAGTAAATAGTCATATTTGGGAAGATCCTTGGTTTTTTGATCTCTCAATGGAGCAAAAGATGCTGTTTTTGTATCTCCTCACTACCCACCACACTGATCAGATTGGAATTTATACTGCCAATCTAAAATACATCGGCTGGGAAACTGGAATAAAAAACGTAGAAGCTATACTAAAGAGCCTCTCCCCAGAAGTCATATATGTTCCTGAGCTTAAGCTTGTATTTGTCAAAAACTTTATAAAGTTCCAAAATGCAGGGGGATCTTACGAGAAAGCAGTCTATAATAGGTTCCTTGAACTTCCAGAGCCTATTCAAAAGATTATCTTAAAAGAGTCTCAACCAATTAGAGCAATAGTTGAAAAGTATGGTAAGGTTCAATTAGATGGTGATGATGATCCTAATGGTGGGTCTAAAATCAAAAAAGAACCCCCCGCTGATGGAGACACCCCCGAGGAACCCACCATGGAGAATGAGCAAGAGGCAGTAGACCCCCCAGACACGGGGGGTGCACGGGGGGTAGACGGGGGGTCTGCGAGCAACTTTTTCAGCGATGATAGATTATTATTAAATAATAATCTATCTAATCTATTAGATAGAGATAATAATAGTATAAGTTTAAATAATACTGTATTAGAAAAAAATATTAATATATCAGGGTATAATATTTTATCTAATACAGAAAAAGAAAACTTAAAAGAGAATAATATATCTACTTACGTAGAAGAAGCAAAAAAATCTCGTAAAAGTTTCCCTTCTAATGGTGAGCAGAAACAAAAACAAAGAAAATATCCCCCCGAGGTTGTGGATTTTGTGGCGAAGTTCAAGGAGTTCAGGGAGAAGTACTTGGGCGTTCCGATCACTCACAAGAATTGGCACCTAAAAGCTTATGCCATCACAGCAAAGCTCCTGAAAAAATATACCCTTGCCGAGCTTGAGCAGGCGTTGCAGGACTTACAGACCCCCGTGTGGGATGATAAAGCTACAAAAATTCTTGAGATGTGGCACTTTGAGGATTGGCTTCCTAAGTGGAAAATTTGGAAGCAAGGTAAGAAACCTGCAGTAAAGCCCAAAACTCCTGAAGAGCTTCTTGAGGAAGAAGTAGAAAGAGTATTAAGATGGGCATATCCCAATCTGGATGACTACGAGTTCAAGGAAAATAAAAAATATCTGCTTTACTACAAAAAAGAGTATGGGGGATATCCTTTTGATGTTCCCGAAGAAATACTTAAGGGAGGTGATATGAATGGAATTTCCAGATGATATCAAGAGATATTTAGAGAGTATAGGTTTTTATGGGAAGATAAGAGATTTAAAACCTGAGGATTTTTTGAATGAGGTAGAAAATCCTAACTGCGATAATTGTCCGGGTTTGGAGAATTGCAGTAGCAAGGGCTATCTAATAGCTTTCGAGGAATTAGATGGTAAGTATTATCAAGTGTATATGAAGTGTTCAAAGCTAAAGATGGCGGAAGAGAAGATGCGATATGAGAGAAATATTAGATCTTCAGGATTACCCACCCATTATAGGGATAAAACATTTGACAATTTTGAGATTGGTATGAATGAAAAAGCAATAAGCCGTATAAAAGAATATTTAAAAAACAAAGAATGGAGAGACGGGAAAGGTTTATATATAACGGGCATGGTAGGATGTGGGAAGACACATTTAGCTGCAGCAATAGTTCATGAGTTAGCGAAGCAAAATGTTTATACTTTATTTGTTTTTGTGCCTGACTTTCTTGATGAGCTAAGGTCTACGTATGATGAGAAGAATCAAGATGAGGAAAGAGAAGATCCCTTCGAATTGGCTAAAAGAAGCACAGTTTTAGTTCTCGATGACCTTGGGACAGAGAAAGTGACAGAATGGGCAAACGAAAAGTTGTTGCAACTTATCAACTACAGGTGGAATTATGCTCTTGCTACGATAATAACGAGCAACTACAAGATGAAAGATCTCTCAGAAAGACTTGGACAAAGAATATATTCACGAATAAAGGGTATGTGTGAAGAGATCATTATAAACGGTGAGGACAGAAGATCTAAGAAAGGTGGGGCATGAGATGGTAGACTTTGAGGAACTTGAAAGACTACTAAGAGAGAAAAACCACGAATACGAAATGAAGGTAGACGAGTATAAGAACGCCGCTGTAGAAGCAGTCAAAAAGAGAAATGAAGCTAAGAGGCAATACGCTATTAAATTTCTCGAGCTAAGAGCCGAGAAAGAAGGACAGAAAAGGCTTACCGAGGAAGATGCAAAGCAAAGAGCTTTTTTGGAGACCTACGATTATCAATTAGAGGCAGACATTGCAAAAGTATTAGCAGACACTCTCTATGAGAAGATAGAGCAATTGAAATACGAAATAGACAGCTTGCGTTCTATCTTGTCTGCTTATAAAGAGACTTATGAAAGGGTGACTATAGGATGAGAAAATCTTGGGAAGATAGAGTTTTTGACATTTTGATTATACTTGCTTTGCTCTTCTTTGCTGTGTTTGTTGGGTTTGTTCTTTCCGGCGGTATCAAGGATCATAAAAAACCCGAAATAAGAAAGAGGGGAGAAGATGTGATAAATACACAGCCATATGACTTGATGTTTATGAATAATTGGCTACACTTACATCGTAGGTGATAATATGAAGATGAGGAGATTGTTATTAGTTTTGATATTTGCTTTCCTAATTGGCTATACTCTCTTTCTTGGTGTTAAAGTTATTGACGTCTCTAAGAGATATCAAGAGTTAGAAACGAGAACAGATGAGCTTGAGAAAAAACTAAAAGAAATACAAGGTCGCAAAATAACAGTAATAGCAACAGCCTATACATCCTCAAGAAGAGAATGTGATGATACACCATTCATAACAGCATCAGGCAAAAAAGTCTTTTGGGGAGTAATAGCCGCAGATCCTAAGTTCCCGTTTGGCACTAAGATCTACATTCCCTACTTTAAGAAGACGTTTATAGTTCTTGATAGAGGTGGAGCAATAAAAGGAAATCGCATAGATATTTGGATGGCTAACAGAAAAGATGCCATTAAGTTTGGGAAGAAAAAGTTAACAGCTTATGTTTTAGGGAGGTGATAGGATGTATGAAATTCTTTACAGGGTATGGATAGATACCCTTAAGACCATGATGATGAATATACCGAGATTCATGTAATGAAGGCAGGCTATAGCTTAGAAGAGGATCTTAGAGAAAAGGAATGGTTAATTGGTGATGATTAATATTACAGAGAGCTTTAAGAGGAGGTGAGATTATGTGGAAAGAAAAGAGTTTAAAAATACGAGCGGATTTGATTACCAAGAAGACAATATGGGAAATGGGAGATGTTAGGAGTATACCTAACGGAAAAGTCAGAGAAGTTCTTTATGACTGGGATAGAGCAGAATTATTTACTATTTTAATCGATAAACAGGAAAGATATTACGGTAGGACAGGGGTAGATTTACTTTTTGTTTTTCCTCCATTAGATGAATATTGGCTTTTAGCTCCTCTTAATGAGGAAGAGATGGAAATATCTGACGATATGACAGAAGAAGAGATTGAAGAGTTAAAGTATGAGCTTTACAAGAAATATTTTTATAAAAGTTTTGATTTTGGGGATTTGTGGTATGAAAAGATTGGAGAGATACCCAATTCCCAAGAAGAGAATATGATGTTCTTTCCTTTTGATGACGATGAGTGGGTTAATTTAGAAAAAGTAGAGAGAATTGAAATAGAAGGAAATGGAAGGGTGTATAGAGTAAGCTTGTGGCTGGATGGTGGTCGTTATATATATAGAAGATTTGGGGAATACGTAGATGCTGACAAATTTGTAAAGCAAATACTTGAATTTGCAAGTAAAAATAAGGGGAGGTGATATCATGGAAAACATAAAATTCAGAGTTTGGGACAGGTCAAGAAAAGTGATGTATAAAGATATCAGTTTAGATCGAGCCTATCTGCAAAAAGATGTCTACGGAGATATGTTCGTTTTAATCTTCCTAAAGATCTACAATAATGCCAACAATAAGTTTGAGCGTATTGAGGTTTCTAATTTTGAAATTCTTTTGTGGACTGGTAAGAAGGATAGGAACGGGAATGAAATATACGAAGGAGATATTGTTAAACACAAATCTGGAGCTATAGGGGAGGTGGTATGGGATAGCAGGAGAGTAGGATTTTATATCCATAAGCTAGTTAAAACAGAAGAGCCTTTCGAATTTTACCTTAATGGAGAGCCCAACTTCGAGTGGGAAGATTTAGAAGTTGTGGGGAATATCTACGAAATAGCCCAAGGGAGGTGAGATCTATGTTTTTAAAAGGGAGTTTTAGAGTCAGCGAGGAGAATATAGGTTTGGTTAGACAAATACTACAAAGTGAAGGGTTGACCGTGGAAGAGGACAACGATACGCTCTACGTCTTCGAAGAAGTAAACCCTATGGAGTTCAACAGAACAAAGACCTATTCTCTAATGGAAAAATTACAGGAATTAGGGATAAAAGATTGCGAAATAAAAGCCTACTGCGAGGTTCCTATTTATCACTATCTCTTACAAGATGGAGAGTTTATTGTAAAGTGTAGATAAATTTTTGGGAGGTAGTATATGAGGCTTGACGAAATTATAGATATTCTTGAAAAGCTTGGCATAGACGATTATTCAATCAGGATCCGTCAGAAAGAGTTATATATCCCCAAGCAATATGATTATTGCAAACTTTCGCTCACAAGACATGTAATTAACAAAAATGGAGAACTTTACATGGGAGATTACAAGGTAATAAACGGAACGTTTGATGATTTTGAAGATGATAATATTGGGGAGGAAATGGAATGAGAGCAAAGACGGATAGGAAAAAACTTGAGAAAGAGTTAGATGATTTATGGCATAAGGCAGTCCTAAAAAAAGACAATTACAGATGCAAAATATGCGGAAGCAGGGATAGATTGCAAACTCACCATATTTTTTCAAGGATTAGAAGATCTACAAGATGGGACATAGAAAATGGCATAACACTTTGTGCAGGGCATCACTACTTAGCTCATAGAGATCCAGAAAAATTTAGACGCTTTCTAATTCAAAAGATAGGCGAGGAAAAATATGAGGAGCTCTACCAGAAGAGTTTATATGTTGTAAGGATTACTCTAAAAGATCTCGAAAGAATAAAAAATGAGCTCAAAGAATATCTTAAGGGAGGTGATAATGATGGGGAAGAAGATTGATTTAGAACTTATTGAGAAGATTGTAAAGCTAAGAAAGGAAGGTAAAAAGCTAAGAGAAATATCCCAAGAGGTAGGCTTTACTCCATCTTATGTGGATTATGTTTATAGGAATAGACATGCTCTTATTAGGCGATGGTATGGCATATCAGATGAAATTGATAAGATGATAGAAAGCACGGAAGCGGAGGACATTAAGGAAGGCGACAGTATAAAAGAACTCACTTTTAAATTGCAAGAGCAAGACTACAACAGATACGCTAAAATAAAATACGAGATCATAAAAAGCTTGGACATGGGGTCAGATGAGTATGTTTTTATGAGGCTTCTTGATGCTTATGATGAGCTTCAAAGAATTAAAGAACAAGAAAGAGAATATAGAGACTACCTGAAATATATAGGCTTAAATAAGCGTGATATTTTTTCTAAAATTCTTGGAGCTCTAAGGGAAGATGAGCGGGAATAATTATTTGATTGAGACCCCCGAACAAGATAGTTTTATAATCTCTCTCTTAGAGCAAGATCTAATTGATGAGCAAGATAAGCATCCTCAAAAGTTCCGTGTCTCCTTGGCAGGGCAGTGCTTTTTAAAGAGAGTGCTTTTTAAAAGAGGTTTAATGCCCTCGGATCCGCCCTCTCCGAGGGCTCTTCGTATTTTTGAGATAGGGAACATAATTCACATATATCTGCAGAACTTTCTTGAAAAACATAAATTATTAGTCTTCAAGGAGCTGGAGCTTGAGGACGATAAGAGAATAGGGCATCTTGATGCTCTTGTGCAAGATGGCGATAAATTAATACTTTATGATTTTAAAACTGTTAATTCTGTCAAGTTCCCAACGATCAGCGGAGTTAGTGTTTTTCATATATTTCAGCTTGTCTCTTACTATGCAATGCTAATTGATGCTTATTTTGTAAGAGCAGACAGTGTAAGATTGCTCTATATTTCTAAAGATGATCTTTCAATGAAAGAGTTTGAGATAGATGCCAGAAGGTGGGTAGACATTGTGGAAAGAGATTGGTATGATCTTTATGAGTTTGAGGAAGGTATTTATAAGAGATTTCCTCGTTTTGAATGGGAATGTAAGTATTGTAGTTTTAGATCTTTTTGCTCAAAAAATGACTTGAAAAATAAATGGAGATATTATATAATATCCCAAAAAGAAAATGATGGGAGGTGATATCATGATATTAGTCTATAAGGGTTATGCGAGAAAAAGATTAAGAGAAGCTCTAAAAGTGCGAGCTATACCCGAGCTTTTACAGGTTATAGATTTCCCCTACAAGGAGTATTATCCCGGCTTTGCTACGATAAACTTTGAATTTGGGGTTGATGAAGAGGGCTGGAGAGACAACATTAGGAAGCAGAAATTTTCAAATGAAGTTCAGGCGGTTGCAAATCTTGGGCTATATATTTTTGAAAAGAAGGGGGGCGGATCCTACCAAGAGGCAATTAAATTTCTCAGTCAGAATTTAGATCTTGATCCAGACCTTGTCAAGGAGTTGAGATATGAGATAAGATTAAAGCTGGAAAAGATTATGTCTATTGTAGGTATTTCTGAAGAGTGGAAGCCTTTACCTGCCCCTAATTTAGTCCCCTACGAAAGAGTTGCCGAGGACTTTTATTCTCCAGAATATGTGGCAGATATCTTCCAATTGCCTCCTGACACCGTGGTTTACTGGTGCAGGACTGGTCAGATAAAAGCGGTTAAGTTAGGGGCTAAGTGGAGAATTCCAGAAAGTGAAGTTTTAAAATTGAAACAAGGGCATGATGTCTATGAGGAACAAGATCAAAAACAGTCTGAATGATCTAGCTCAATTCCTGTCTCTCTATAGGAGGGCTAAAAATCTCCAAGAGAGAATTGTATTTCTCAAAGATTTCTCTTGCGATGATGAGCTTGGCGAGTTGCTTAGCGAGTATATCGAGCTGACAAAACAGATTGATGATTTTTTTCTATGGTATGCCACCCTGACAAAAGAGGAGCAGGATTTTATAAGGTATCGTTTCTGGGAAGGTCTAACAATGAAAGGAGTTTGCTCAAAGATGTTAATTAGCGAGGCGAAAGCCTACAAGCTTCAAAAAAATATAATTCAGAAGTGGGAGGTGAGAGAATGGAAAAGAGAGAATTAGAGAACGTTGTTAATGAGGATATTTTAAAAGAAGAGTTCTTAACCACTGATGAAGTAGCTAACATATTAAAATTTAATTCAAGATATATCACTATCCTAATCAATAGAGGAGAGCTAAAGGCAGTCAAGGTAGGCAACAGATGGAGAATACCAGCCAGTGCACTAAGAGAATACGTCATAGCAAATTTTTCAAGCAAAAAGAAAACTCCGACAAAATAACCTTTTAAGGGAGGTGATAAGATGATTTTAAGAGATGTTTTTGGGAATAAATATGAGGTAGATCTTCTTCCTCTCGAAAAGTTGGAAGAGAAGTTCTTTGAAAAAAGTTTAGAAGATATCATCAGGATGGCTTGGAGAAGCTATGTCCCGGGGTTAAAAGACGGTATAGTTTACTTTGATCTTTCAACCGGAATTTTTATCCCAGTTGGTTTTACTACAGGGGAAGGAGTAGTTAGGCAAGCGCATTTGGTAAAGGTTTATGATATCCCAAAGAATTACGAAAGCACTTGGTTTTCAGCTTCTCCAGAAGACTTTTTCTATCCAGAAGACTTTGATAGACTAAGAGAAATTTTATTAGATGAAGGAATAATCGAGGATGAGGTAGATAATGTAATAGAAGAAATGGACATAGAAGAGATTGCAGAAAAATTAGAACTAACCGATGAGGAATATGAAGAAAGAATGATCTCCTATTTGGAAAATTTTACAGATCTTGGGGATCTATGGGAGGAGGTGATGAGAGAGTATAACAAACTTGTAAACTTGTATCAATAACAGAAGGGCGAGGGCTCCCCCACCCCTCGCCTTTTTTGTTTTTAAATTTTATTGTTGACATAAAAACAAAAGTGTGATATTATAAGATCAAAAAGAGAAATGATTGGGGGTGATAAGATGTATGCAGATTTTTTAGAGATGATTGATTATCTTGAGAGAAGAGGATATTTTGTGTTCAAGGATGAAAGAGAAATCTTAGACTACATTCTAAAGAACGAAGATTTGTTGCAAGAGCTTCTTTCAGAAATAGAGGGGAGGTGATATTAATGAGAGCGTTAGTTTTAAGAGATCCTAACATCAAAAGATTTTTTGAGGAGTATCCTGCCTATAAGACAGCTTACGTATATGAATACACTCCTGAGGAATTTATGGATACATTTGGTGATGAGATTGGTTATGTAGACTATTGGGACTGGGTATACGGTCCCGATGTTGTTAAGGAGCTATTCTACATCCAAGATGGAGACCACTTTAAGGAATTGCCATATATTTCAAAATCTGGATCAGCAAGCTACGGAGAAGATGATCCAGAGCCCGTTGGAGATGTAGATGTGCTTAAGAACCTTCTCAAAGACTACAAAGGGCTTGTTATTTACGTCATGTATAGAAAAGAAAGAGGTGGAGAAAGATATCAGAGGATGATCATCTACTCTTATCTTACCTAAAAGGGAGGTGGGATATTGATTAATAGAGAAAAAATTGAAAGGCTTGAAGAGGAGATTAAGATGTGGGCAGACTTCCCAAGTGGTGTTGTAGTAGATCCAGAGGGATATCAGGAAATGATAGAGGAGGAAGGATTTATAAGAGACCTTGCTAAAAAGAAGATGTCTACAATATCTCAGAGATACTACACACTAACTGAAGACAAAAAAGAGCAACAAATAAAAGAGATAATGCACTACCTAAAAGAAAGGGTTTATGCCTACGGCGAAGATATCTGGTGGGACTATTTAGATAGGAAATTTGAGATATCGGTTCTTTTAAGGTATCCTGATTGCACTTACGAAGCAATCTATGTTTTTTTAGAAAGGGGTGATAGCTAATGGGAAGCAAACTATACCTGTTGAATGCACCAATTATGCCCAATGAAGGAATTTATGCGTTTGAGATAGTAGATAAGCAAAAGTTTATAGAAACTTTTAACGAGCTAAGAAGCGAAGGCTATGAAGTAGTTTCTGCAATCGGGCACGAGGCAACAGCAAAACTTCTAACTGATATTCTTAATTACGAAGTGCCGGTAAACAGAATTACAATTGAGTTCCAAGAAAAAGATGTAGCACTGGTAATAAAACTAAAACAAAGACTTGAGGAAGGGAAAGTCCTAAACAGCCAAGAATTGCAGGATCTAATAAACGCAGGAATGGTTGAATTTGGGGTTATATCATATATACCAATAACTGTGAAATAAACTTATGGGGGGAGGGGGGGCTTAGAGTGAGCATATTAGCTGAGAATAGTAAAGAAGTGATGCAAAAAGCAAAAAGTAAAATATTTGTAAATTACATTAAAAAAATCCCCAAGCCCTTTTCTGGACTTGGGGGTATATTGAAAGGGGGTTGATAGCATGAACTAACTTTATTCTAATCGCAGTTTTCCATCTTGTCAAGGCTCTATTTCAGTTTTCCAAGCTGATGTTTTCCACTGCTCTGTTTTCCTCTTGGTCGTTTTCCCCTGTCAGTTTTCCACACTATAGTTTTCCACCTTTAAGTTTTCCACTCGTGAGTTTTCCACTTTGCAGGTTTTCTACTGGATATGTGGGAGTTGTAATAAGAAGTATTAAAAGACAGTAATAAGAGAAAAGAAAAAAGGAATTTAAAATGAAATTTAAAAGTGGTTGGTGTAGGGTGGAGAGTGCTAAAAATGTAGGCAAAATCAATATAGGATTGAATGGTTGACAAAAAATAAAACATATGATAGTATTAGCATCAGACAAGCGATAAAAAAAGCTTGTCGAAAAAACTAAGCGAAAAGGAGGCTGATAGCATGTTAGGAATGTATTTTGAAGCTTACAGGGATTGGGGTTTTGCATCTTATAAGGAGAACAAGATGATAGATAAAACATTAGTTAAAATTGCTAAAGATGTTAGAAAAATGCTAGAGCGGGGGAAAAAGATTGAGGAAGTAGAAAAGATCTTATATGCTAAGTATTACGGATTTGAAGAAGGGGATTACACAATAGAAAAAGAATACAAAACAATCATACTAAGAAATACATTGGGGGAAGGTGTAAAGATCATTTTAGTAGACTTTGATAAAGAATTTGCAAAATACGAAAGAAAATTAAAGAAGTGGCTAGATAAATATCTAAACAATCAGAAATTTGAAGTTTATTATAACCGTTATGAAGACGGCGGATTTATTGGGGTAATGGAAAAAATAGCAAAAGGCAATATAGAAGAGATCAGTGAAGGCAATATAAAAGTCGAAACAGATAAAGATGGAGTAAAAACTATCTTCGAAGACTTTAGCAAATACATATTCAACAGTGATAACTGGGATCCCGGGATTGAGTTTTATTGCAAAGCAAAAGGAGACAAATTAAGTCTCGTAATAGTGTTCGATGTAGTGGACAAAGAAATAATAGAAATAAAAGCAAGGAGGGATAAGCAATGATATATTTTCTCTTAGCGTTAGCGTTTGCGGTAGCATTTGCAAACTACGTAAAGATTATAGAGTTAGATAATAGGCTCAAAAAGACTGAAGATAAAATGAGATGGTGGCTTTAGGGAGGTGGTAGAATGGAAAAAGAGAATTTAGGACACTTGGAAAATAGATTTTATGACTTTCTTAGAAGCTATTCAGAGTGGGAGATGATCACTTAATAGATACCTCAAAAATAAGAGAAAATTAACAAAGAGGGGAGAGTAACGGAGAAAATCCGAGAAATCCCCTCTTCTTTTAAATGCGTTTTCAACCAAGATAATTCCTTTTTTCCAAAGCTATTCCTTTTCTAAAATACTCTCTCTACATGAATTCCAATTGAAAAGAAAGGTCCTAAATCTGAAAACAATCTGAAAACTCTAATCACTCTTATTCCCTAACTAACTAGTTCTATTCTCTCTTCATTTCAGAAAGTGGCAATCTAAGAGAAATAAGAAAAGATCTTGCTTAGATTATATTCAGGTGGTTGAAAATTGGCATGTGATACGAGCGTTTACTTAGCAGGGATAGGGCAGGTGGAGCGCGTGGGGCATGGGCGATGCGCAAGCCAATTAAAAAACATCACACATAAAGGCACTAGGCAGGGACAAAGGTACCACTTCAAAGGAAGTTGGATAAAATCTTGGTAAATACTCCTTCAGCTCTTAATAATTCCTCTATTGATTAACTCATCTCCAAAATATATCTTTTCTTTTCCTTCTCTTTTGTATTTCTTATTTGAGTCTAATCCATCAAGCTTTAATCTTTTAAAAGGAAGATTTGGTTCTGCTAATATATCCACATAAACTACAAAAGCTTTCTTTTTATTTTGAACTATAAACATCCAAGCTCCTGCATTTTCTTCAAAGAGACTTATTAGTCTATAAAAATCTCCTTGATGAACTATATGCTCAATTTTTTTAAAGAATTCTATTTGTTTTTGGATTTTCTCTTTTCTTGAGAGGAAAGTGTTATTAGGTCCAATTCGTATCCAAAGCTTCCAGACATTGCTACATATCTTTAGGTCTATAAAGGAGTAGTTCTACTTACTTGATGATTGGAGATCACAGAGACATGAGCGAAAATACTGATAAGAGGATAAACTATGCTTGTTCCATATTAAATTTTCAACCTTACTGACTTTCTTTAGCATTGGTGTTATTACTGGTCCAGATTTATGGCATATAGTACAAAATTCCTATATCAAATCTTCCCCAGCCTATGGAACATCCTTCAAAAAGTATATGGGAAAATTCCCTTATTAATTCATACATCATTTCATAGAGAGCTAAAACATATCTATGGAAAACTTCTTTTTGTCTTTCAGACTCTAAAGCAAGAGATCCTACTTCTGTTAAAGGTCTATCCATATTCCATTTTACATACTCTATGGGTGCAGACCTTAGTATTTCCTTTATTATTCTTAAAACTTCTTTTCTTAATTCCTTTCTGGTTATATCAAGAACATATTTATTTCTACTTTAGGAGAGGGATCTTCCTTTAACTTGTATGATCCAATCAGGATATTTTCTATATAATTCGCTATTAGGAGATATCATTTCTGGTTCAAACCAAAGCCCAAATTTCAATCCTATTTTATTTAATTTCTTTCCCAAACCCTCAAGGCTACTTGGAATTTTTCTCCTATTTGTATACCAATCTCCAAAAGAGGATGTATCGTTATTTCTTTCTCCAAACCATCCATCATTCAGAACAAAAAGGTCTATTCCAAATTCCTTTGCTTCCTTTGTTAAATTTAAAAGTTTTTCTTCATTAACATCAAAATAAGTAGCTTTCCATGTATTTATGAGAATAGTTCTTCTTCTATCTCT